TGCTCATGTTTGTCTTTCTTAACTGAGCGGCAGCAGTGCTAGCTGGACGACCAGCCACACCAGTGACAAAATAATGGCTATAAGCCACGCCGTCTTGAATAGCCACATCAAGAAAGTTGTAGACTTCCCACCCGTGCTTTTCATATCCCAAGTCATTTGTTGAAAGAAGTCCTTCAAGCTTTGCATCATCATTTACTGCTCGGTTAATTCGGTTTTCATGGTTTCCTAAAAGCATTGTAAGGCGTGGGAGATATGTCGAGTGCTTCGTCTTACGCATTCGTTGGTTATACTCTTTGAGCGGTGCCAATAGTAGCTCCATACCTTCCTGTGCTGCCTGAATGTCAGCCGTATACCTTCGTCCTTCAAAGCTCTTTTTACCAACATCGTAAGAAGACAAGCTAGGCATGTCCGCAAAATCACCAAGGCAAATGACTCGATTAGGTTTCTTTTCAACTAGATAGTTTCCAATGGTTGTTAAATAAGAAAGGTCGTCCCCAGGACGGATTTGAGTATCGGGTAGAACTAGGTGCTTAGTCATAAACTTTTAAAATTTCTAGTGTACTCCCTAAGTACCAAATACCACCTTGGGATTGAGGACGGTGTAGTGTTTCCAGATGTGTGAACCTTACTTTACACCATACTCGATTGGCCTTACTAAGATGGGGGGCTTCCATTTTACTACACACATGCCACCCAGGCCGAAAGGCATACCCTTTAGTTGGATGTTCTTCAGCAGAATATTTTTGACCCATATATAATTTCTGCCTGCAATTAATAAATAAAGGGCCTAAACTACCATCTTTTCTTTTACGAAAAAGTTTGTAACCAATCATTGTAATGTAGAGCCTTCCGGCATTGTAATTCGCATTTCAGTTTCAGGAACCTCTTTCGTTAGATCAAACAGCACACCCTTCATCATCAAATCATTAATTGCAAATTGTAATAGGAAGCTCACTTCCGATTTGTTCAAATGACCAATGAGTTGTAGTTCTCCTGTTTCCTCGTTTCGTTCTTTTACTTCAATTTTAATAGTCAGCCACCTCTTTCTTGTTTACTTTTGATTTTGTGGCAAGGCTTGCAAACCACTTGTAAATTGTCTTTATCACAGAACATGTTTTCGATATAGTCGTCCCAAGTAGTGAATCCCCCTGCCCCAACAACTGGTTGTATGTGATCAACCTCAATGGAAGTGGAGGGAAAGTCGAGTAAACACAATTTGCAACGGTAATGTTGCGCAATTCGTCCAGAGACGCTATTGGTTTTCTTTTCAGTTTTGGCTTCCTCAAGCACTTGCCATTTAGGCGGCCAACGCCTAGTGCCCGCACGTAATACCGAGACAATGAATGAATGTTTTCTCGCCTCAGTCCACTCTTTAACAGGAGGAGTCTTACGCTTTGGGGATTTCCCATTGGTCGTTTTCTTTTTGCCAGATGTAGATGCAACGAGCATTGAGGATGAGTTCTTCTTCACATGAGAAGAACGGGAGACAGGCTTCGTAATATTCTCTTGGGGTTTTACAATCTGTAAGGATGTTTTCTGCTTTCTTTGGCCCAATACCCACTGCCCCCTTAATGTTGTCTGTGGGATCACCCACTAGAAGTTGATAGTAGAAAAATCTAAGCCCATCTTCAGGTGTCACTGTGTAGAACCTAGGCTCTCGGATGTACACTTGCTTACGCTTGATGCCGGGATGGTAGTGAAGTCCGGGGATACAATTTAAGTCCTTATCAATTGAACATATACATGTTGTATTTGGTTCAGCATTACATTGTGCTACTCCGAGTAAATCATCAGCCTCACATCCGTTAGAAACTGTGGCATTCCATGTACGTGCCACATAGTCTTTAACGTCCTTGCGATGGCGTGGATCGGGGCCACGATGGGCTTTATATTCTGGGTAGATGTTATACCGGAAATTATTATCTCCGGTGAGGAACACCTGAAACGATGATGCTTGTGTTGCTTCTAGAAGGCCATTGAGAATTTTGTCAACTTCGTAGTAAGCATGTTCAACATCATCGTTTTCATGAACGACACTCGCTGCGTATACAGGAGTGTCGCAATCAATTAATAGTTTTATTCTGCTTCCTCTGGAAATAGGTCGGGGGCCTCAAACACCCATGCTACAAACTTGTCTGCTACCCCAATAGCATCTTCAATTGACGTTGGAGTGTCCTCTGTTGATCCCTTCAGTAGAGCAATAGCATTCGATAGACAACTCTGACGGACAATGAGTCGTTGACGTAGATTGCGCTCATCACGGGTTTCATATTGGCTTACAACAGGGGTTTTCGTCTGACCTACAGACGAAGACGCTGCGCTTCGCGGAGCACCATCTACCTTAGTAGCACTTGCCCATTCAGTGAAGTCCTTATCGTTTTTACGAGTTGTAATTTCAAATACATCATTCACATTGGCATTCTTAATGGTGTCAAACACCTTTGGATTGCTAAAGCTAATGAGCTTCCAACTCTTGTTGGCCCCACGTTCATCGACGTAGGAAACATTCATGGTGGAATACCCACCCTTGGCTGTCTTGGTAAACGAAGTCTCTTGACCAGTAAATGTAATAATCATTTGTTTCCTTAATGTAAAACTAGTTCTTCCATATTGGTTTTGTTCTTGCCAAAACTCAATTCACATGTGAGGGGGAGAGCGAAATCGTAGCCCCAAATCTTCTTGCAATAGTCAGGGACTTGTTCCACTGATTTTTTCAATATCTCCCCTACAGTATAGCACACTTTGCCCTGACAGTCAACTACAATTGAATCATGGATGGTGCCTACAAGCGATGCTTCAATTCCAGCTTCAGTAAGAAGTTGAGACGCTCTAAGTCGTGCAAGCATAACCAAATCTGCTCCAAATCCCTGGCAGTTGTGTTACGGGTATACCGTTTCCGTATACCCTCTATGTGTCCCCACATAGCTCAGACTATATCATCACCCTTTATTGGAAATAGGCTATCCCAAGAAACAGGATAATTTCTATCTCCCCAAGGGGTGTCCGGCGCTTCAGGGCTACTAGCCCCTACTCCCTTACGGGATAGTCGTTGCACCTTATTTAGCTGCGCATGAATGCGCCTATGATCTTGAATGGAAACTAGAATAAGATTATCTGGATGGTTATTTTGTTTATCTTCATCTAAATGATGAACAACCATTCCTTTTGGTAGGAATGCATACCCATTGTGTTCACAATACACAATAATATGTTCATAAACTTTATTCCCATCCCGCTTACCACTATACCAATTAGGTGCAAACACCATTTTATATCCTGCGGAGCTGGTTTCATTCTCTACAGCATTATGGTGAAGCATCCCTGTCTTGCCGTGCATTGGGTTTTTCTCCCCAATCTTATGTAACCGGCATAAACGACTGGTGCGGGCTTTGAATTGCCCTTCATGATATTCTGTCAACCAAATCTTTTTAATGGTTGAATAGTCTCTATTATACTTTTTACAAATTGTATTCACTCCATAGTCGGAGTGGAACAACTCAATAATTTCTTTCCATTCATTAACGTCTACAGGTTTGAGTTTCATAGATGCTCCTTTTAAATTCTATACATCTATTATAGCACATCTGCAAACGTTTGTCAAACTAAATCTTGGCTCAGGATTACGTGTTCTACGCTTCCCCTGAGTTCACCGGATTTGCAATCAGTATCTCTACTGAAGGCGGCTACTTAGATTAACCGGATAGTTTTTAATAATTGTAAGAGGCCAGGGTTCCCGTTTGGTGTAGTCGGGGACAATTGGGAAATATCGGCCAGAAGGGATTGTAATTCTTCCATTGGTTTGTGCTTCAAGGATGAGTGCATTATGCCATTGTTTTATTCCTTTGTACTTAGTGTAATACTTGTCAATAACGTCTTGCCAGAAGTCTTGGCTTGTAGAAACTCCTCTAAAGTCTGGATCATTTGCGTAAGAATATGCCGATCCTCCATAGATGAGTCGGAATTTAAATATCTTAGCAATAAGTCGTCCTTGTTTTCCTTCCCCAAGCCCGAACGCGATTCTGTTAGTATCATGAATATCTACCTTGTCTATAATTTCTTGGCATAATACTTTGTCGCCACTTAGTTGTGCAGCAACTACAACTTCTAGTCCTTTAAACGTCAACGTTGATTATCACGTTGCTTGGGACTCCTTCTCTAAAGCCAAAACACCTTTACAAAAGGTGAGCAGTTGCTCCTTAGTAGCATTCCACTTCATTTGATTGTCTACACTTGCAACATGTAAATATATTCCTGGGCTTCTTCTAATAGATACCATTGTCCTAAGTGATACACACAAACTTTCCCTAGATAAACCATTAAGTCCCCCTCAAAGAATGTAAGTGGGTTCATACAGACATCATACAATACATACAGGCCAAGTCAAAGTCTGCCTCCAAACTGTAGAAATCTCCTTCCAGTTGCCAGTTGACATTAAAAGCCCGATGAAGAAACCTATCACTAATCCAAAAAGCCTTTGCATCATTAATCATACCTTGAAATCCAATTCTCTGATGTTACATCGTCCCATTGTTGTGCATTTGGTTTTGAGCATGACAATCGTCCTGTCCGCGCAACACATTGGTTGTAGGTTGGATGCAACATCGCTGTCGCTGCTGTTGCGTCGCACCATCCTTGGGACACTGCCAACGCGGGCAATGCATGCAAGAAGCTACCGACCAATTTTTGTAAATCCGCAAGTCGCAGGAGCATTTCAATAAGTCGCTTTTGCGCTTTTGTTCTGCAAGGTAGTTGGCGTAGGATGGGTTCTCCAACTTGGTAATATCCGGGCTTTTTGAGTGCTGTACGGGGAAGTGGTTTAAAATACCCGTCAAAGTGCTTACTGTCCGTTCTAACAAATCTATTTTGCGTGTAAGTTTCTCCTTTTCTCGGGCCAGATTTATACACTCGTTCTTCAGGGGCATATAAATCAACTTCCACAACCCCACCATAAAGCAAACAAGAAAGATGATCCCCGCTAGCCAAATTAAAATGTTCAAACTCAATAAACTCCTGTAATGAGGCAGTGAGCGCTGCAATTTCAGCAGCAGCTTCGTCGCCCTTCATGATCGACCGTGCTCTGTCGTAGAGGATGCCATTCTGCTCCATTTGCTGTAGCACAAGCAAGTCGAGTCCCTGCAACAGAATGAGCTTACGCAATACCTCTGTCATGCGTGGGTCTTTCTGTTGTGCATGATAGATGGCTAGGGTGCGCTTTACATCTTGTATATTGTAGTCTTCTACTACATTTCGTGGGATGTCTCGGGTTTCAATCTTGGCATTCCAATACTCCTCTAGTCCTCCTTGTTTATCCGGGATAGAATAGCGGAGGCATAATGCGTCCATAGACTCGAAAGAGTTTGTTTGTCCTGAGAGGACAAATTCTGCCAATTGACAATCCCACACTCGTATGCCTCTAGGCAACTCGATAGACATTCGTCTAACCCACCCGATGTCAAATTTACCGTTGATGACGACGAGGATGGTGGCATTTTGGATTGCTTGTCCCAAAGCTTGTTTAAAATCCGCGTCCGTATAATATCCCACTCTTGTCTCATCGTTTTCATTTGCTGTGGCCCATGATATTAGTTCTGCTGTTTCTCGGTAAGGACTTCCGTCAGGGAACCTGCTGCTCTCTACGTCGAATGCAGTTATCATTTAATTGTTTCCATCTTGAATTAGCAGAAGCATCTAAAGGATTATCATTAAGTCTTTCCTGTAAAATTCTCATTTCAATCACATCAGCCGATTCCTCTAGTAAATCGGCAAGACGGTCGGGTTTTCCTTCTTGTACAGATTTACGTGTTGTAATTTGTCTACGAATTTCTGCACGTTTTCGTAGACGTTCTACTAAAGTATCTGGAGCGTTAGCGAAGATACTATTCATAAATCACAATGTCCTTAAATCGTGCTACTTCCGGTTGGATGAGAGTTTCAAAACGTCCATGTCGTAGTGATGGAATCGAATCTTTATCTCCCATGAGTTTATTTTTCGATAGGTTTATATACCTAATATACTCCGCCGTTTCTTCATGAGTTTTACCAATTCCGAGAATCCAATCGGCCTCTGCTTGTTTAGAAGTTTTGGCATTGGAGACATTTGCCATACTGAGCCATTTCTGGCCTTCAGCAGTTCCATCAGCTTGACAAACTCCAATAGATGGTGCGTATGTCTTTGATAATTCTCTAGCCCATTGGTAGATAGCTCCGTATACAAGATCGTCTCTATCAGCTTTAAAGCCTTTAATCTTGTCAATCTGGTCATAGATGATTAACGAAGGTTGAACACTGTGTACGATGCGCTCGATAGTGCTGCGATCAATACCAGCGTTGTCCACAAGAATAAACTTATTTCCCACCCGTTCAGCAAAAAGCTTTTTATATTGTTTAACATTTGCAAGAAGAACATCCAGTGTTACTCCAAAATAGCCCTGATAAAAACGAATCATCACCTTCTCACCTTGTTCTTCATTATTGAACCAGATGATTGGTGATGTTGCGTCGTCTATCATGGCACTAGCTTCTGATGCTAGGAAAGTTGTCTTACCCGTTTCAGGACGGGCGAAAATAAAACCAAAGTCTCCCTTACGTAAACTGCCCAGGCTTTTGTTCAGACAATCGAGCCGCCAACGTAGGCCGGGTTTGCTTACAGCATTGTTAGCCAGGATTTCCAAGTCTGTGGTGACACTCTCGAAAGCCTCCGCCTGTGTAGGAGAGGTCTTTAAAGCCTCTGTGAGCCTCTGAACCTCCTCCAAGCTACCCCTGCCCTGACTAAGCTCGTATGACGCCTCTGAGAGCCTTAGAGCATCCTTCCTGCGGGTCATCTGTGCCATCAGCACATCCCCCACCTGTTCCGACAGTTCTACAGCCCGTAGGTCTTGCAGCAGCCCATCGTAGATGTCATGAGAAGCATCCGGGTATTGAGTCCAGAAGGATGTTTCCACTTCATCACAGGAGAGAGTGGCGTCAGGCACCAGTTCATGCAGCCTGTCTACAACATTGTAAAGGTAGGAGAGTTCTCTGTGTGTTTCCTTAAGCTCTTTCCTGTCAATCAAGGAAGAATATTTTTTATAGAGGCTGCTGTTCATAAGCAGCCTCAACATATTTAGTTCTATAATATTTCCTTTATATAAGGGAAAGCTCTTAAGAGCTTTCCTATGTCTTGTCTATGTCTTTGTCTTTATATAAATATTGTAGCACACTTAGAAAAGCGTGTCAAGTGCCTTCCAGAAGGGCGCGGTCTGTCATTTGCGGCTCCTGTGCTTGAGTGCGATTGCTTCATGCTCGGCCTTTGTCACTGGCTGCTCCATGTAGTCATCAGCGTATTCTGCGAGGGCTTGCCGCAGAATAGTGTGAGCCTGACGGCCTTCGCTGATCCGCGCGATTTCAGGTGCGACGTTCAGGATTGCGACCGCTTGGCAGATCGCGGTGTGCAGTTTAGATTCGCTGTCTGTCATGGCTGCTCCTTCCGGCCGACGTAAGCAAGGATGCTCTCCGCCTGCTCGTCAGTTATCGCCAAACCGTCGCACTCCCCCTCTATCGCGGCTTTCATGGCGTCGCACAGGCTTGCGATATTCGCGTGGTCTTGGTAATTGTTCCGAAGCCATTCGACGGGCTGTTGCAAAGTGGCCCGCAGCGCCGCGACCTCGGCGGTCAGGTGCTCATTCTCTGTCTTAAGCCGGGAGTTTTCATGCAGCACTTCTACAATTTTAGAAGTCATGAAACATACCCTTTTACATCAAAGGCCAAACTATTCTTTTTACAGAATTCATTTTTCTTTTGATCTGCCTCAAATTTAGCCAAGGCATCTGCCCATCCACGGGCATAGGCTTCCTCAGGGGTTTCCTTCCCTGTCAATAGACGTTCCCATGTTGTTAGTCTTGTTCTATCAATAATTTGACCAGCAGGGGTCATTGTGTCATAACACGGATTTTTACGAATCATTTTATTTTCCACCCATATTCTTCTTTAATACAATTAGTATTTAATAGTTCTCTCATTTTTGTTGCAACATCAATGAGTTCATCTAACCAATAAGAGCTAGCTTGTGCAGATGTTTTTGTCCAATTATCATCATCACACATAATAATTTTTATACATTGGTGGGGATCATCGCGCCCCCTATTTTGGGCAACCATACCAAACACTTCACCCTTTACACAAAGTTCCATTAATATTCTCCTCTGATAAACATTTTGGATCGAGAGCCGTTATTACATAACTTACTCTCTGCTTCGTTACTACGGAGAGCCATTGGCATTTACGCTGCAATGTACCCTCTTGGTCAGCATCAAGCCACAACACTATAGGAAGCCCAATGTGCCTCAGGACAGGAATACAACTTGTAAAGATGTTGGTTCCGAATAGGGGAATAGTTGGGAAGCCATAGTAGGCCAGCTTGTGCGCGGATATTAAGTCCTCTACCAGAGTTATACACGGTGCATCCTTTGAATAATCTCCCAGAACGTGAGGGGAGGCATGACTGTTTCCCCAGACATACCACTTTCTTGGGACTCGTTCGGGGGGAACGGCCAATGCTCTAGGGATGTAGCGTCCGATGCTGAAACTGGGGCCATCGCCGATGGTGAAAACAAGGCGGCTTTCTTTTTCACTCCACCCGATGAAGGGTTTCCAATAGCTGTAGGGAAGTCCGTATTGCAAGAGCCATTGAAGCGCATGGCTTGGAATTTCTCGGGAGAAGTCAACAGGTAGGACATGGGCTTGCCCATTATTTAGTCTTTCCTTTTCCTGTACTCGTGGGGTGTAATGCTTTGAAAAAGTGTGGAAACCACAAGAAAAACAGTGCTTACCCCCATCGCTATACACAGCACAATTGTCACCACGAGAGTCCTTACCCCGTTCAAAACACCTAGGACACTGTTCGTAATGCTCAAACCTAGCCATTTATTCTTCATCAGGAATGTCTAGTAGTCCATCCCAATAGTCATCATCTTCAATCTGTTCATACGGATTTAAGTCAGGACGACTAATTGTAGGAACATCTTGTGCAATGTCAGCATAGCATTTGTTGCACATGTCTAGGAATTCTCCCGTAGAAGCAACACGGCGGGTGGATTCAGAGTCATTTAGATTGCGATTGCAAGATGTGCATCTCATGTTAAATTCCTCGCAATCGCATTACAACTTGTACAGCGCATTAAATGCCCCCTTCTTTTGTAATAATATTAAATTTAGGGAATGTATTTGGTGTTACCTGTGTATACCCTAAAAGGTAGTTACCAGTCCCATTTTTATTCCAATCAATACTAAGTCTTGACGCTAATGTAAAAGTCTCATCAGAGCCTTCACTCCAATATTCATAATCCTCATCTGCTAATTCAATTAGCACTGTGCAAAGATAGGCTTTCATTATAAACCCTCAGCCCATTCAGTCATCTGTTGTTTAGTGAATGGCCAGCGCCGTGTGGTGTTGGGTTTTGTCTCAGCCTGCACATCATAAATACAGAAGAAGAATGGATTGTGTGAGTTTGTATTCTCTCTTACAGGAGATTGATACACAATTTTAAATCGTTTCTTGAATGCTTGGTAGATTTGTTTACATTCAGGAGTTGGAACAAAACCTGCTAGTTGCCATCCCGCCCCACCAGAGCATTCTACTTCCTCAGGGAGATAACCATTACCCCATACCCCACCCTGTTCTTTGATAAATCCACCAAATACTCCAACACCGCAGGTGCCATCAATCGTATCTTCCCAACCAATAACAGCTTTCATTGTCCAAGCCCTTTCAGTATAGCGTTAGCGTAAATTTCAACTGTCGTACCTTCCATACCGGGACGACTATTCACTTCCAGCACATAGCACATATTACGTTTCTCATTCCAAATGATGTCTACAGCCCCATAAGTGCGGCCAAGGGCTGCAACAGCATCCAGAGCAAGCTGACGCATCCCATCAGGCTCAACAATGCCATTGCGACAAAACACATATCCGTTAGCAGTGTTACGTACTTGAGTGTTACGTTCCTCTGCATACCCCGACTTCTTGCGCTTTTCAGAAACATCAATAACCTCGTTATTCCAAACGTGTACCCGAAATTCTTTCTTCTTGGGAATGTATTCAGTGTAGAGAGGGGCAGGGGGAGGGGTGTCTCCCACATTAAAAATTGTAATGCCCCGCCCCTCGCTGGAATTGGTTAATGCCCGAGCGACAACGTTCCTACAATTAAGAGAGTCAATCCCAGTAACATCTGTACAAAAGACAGGACTAGCCACGCCATTTTCGAGAAAGGCGCGTAGTTGTTGCCTTTTATCAATTCCAGGGCGGAACTGAATACCAATGCGCCGCCCAACACGGTGATGATGTACACGGAAAACACGATAACCTACTTTCTCTGTAAGGGAATTAGCAAGGGCCTTTAGCCCACGGGACTTGATGTTGTTAGCAACCAATACAATTTTCTTACTCATTCAAACTCCTATTGGACACTTGTGTTCTCTAGTATGTAAACAGGGGCTGCGTCCTTGCCATGAATGAGAGCCAGTCCGTCCCACGACTGGAAGTCGTTAGGGGCATCGGCAGGGAAAAGATGATCGACCCTTCTCCACGTAACCCTATCCACCTTCACATCGAAGATGGCATCACTGCACCATGCTTGTGCATCCTTCAAATCCTTGTCGAAGATGGGGAATGCCACATGCGCTTGCAAGTCATCCATTGTATGCCCCATCAGAATGAAGTCGCGTCCCTTTGGATTGTCGTCTGCCTCCACAATGTCATTGACAATTACACGGATTGTATTGCCGGAATACTTGGCGAAATACCGGCTCTGAAACTCTGCATACTTGATGGGCTTGGCAGCCACACCAATGCAGGAAATCACCCTATCAATAATCTTAGGGGTGTGAATGATACCCCGAGGACTATATTGACTCTCAGTAAAGCGCTCGAAAGAAGTCCGCGAGCCGCTCGCCCCATAACCC